AAATGGATTCAGTTGCTCCCTCTTTTACAAGACGGCAAGATTGTTGATTGTGGAGATGACAACAAAGATTCCAAAGCGTGTAGGCCAACTGTTAGGGTAAATAAAGATACAACAATAACCATACAGGAATTGTTAGAATTACATTCGGTTAAAGACCTGATAAAAGCAGCCGAAAAGAAAAATAACGATATGCGTGGTAGGATGATGTGGAAAGACCTAAAATTCACCGCCTCCAAAACAGCCTAAAAATCCAGAAATATTGATATAAATAATACAATATTAATATATTATTATAATTTCTAAAAATTAGTTTTAAAAGAATATAATACATTTATTTATATGAATACAGAAATTTCTAAATCTCTTAATGGTGAAGAAATTTTAAACGCACTAGATAATAAATGTAATCTAATAACGTATTCTGACATTCATAAATACAAAACAATAGAAGAACTGTTAGGAAAATACAAGAAATGTGTAATCCTCTATCACACCAGCGAAGACTACGGTCACTGGGTCTGTTGCTATGAAAACAATAATACTATATTTTTTTTTGATTCATATGGATCAAAGCCAGACAGTCAATTAAAATTTTTACCAGCCCACCTGAAGCCTGTTCTAAATTCACAGCATAATTATTTAATTAGGCTAATGTATGATTCAGGTAAAGATGTTGAATTCAACCAGTATGCTCTTCAGAAACACAGCCAAGAGATAACAACATGCGGTCGATGGTGTGTAAATAGATTGAGATTCCCTGAAATATCTGTGAATGAATATTATACTATTTTCAACCAATCTAGTAATTATATATCAAACGACGAACTGATATGTTTGTTAGTGCCTATTAAAAACAAATAAATTTGTTGTAATTACAAATTAATTTGTATTTAATTTAAATATATATTATCTTATTAATTTATAAAAATGTCGAATTTCAATTATGATATTTCTAATGGTGTTAAAAAATCACGACGAGAACATATCTACTATAATGTTAGGATCGAGAATGCCTATAATGGGTCTACCAACGAAACTAGTCAGGTGACAGTCTATAACAAACAGATTGGTATGCTTTTAGATAAACAGTCAGACTATGAGGTCGCTGTTGCTAGTTGGTATGTTAGGGCGCAGATGCCAATATTAATAGCAACAATCAAAGAGGGAACTAACACTGATGTTAATGCTATGCCATTCAAAGTTTGCTATGATTTCACAACGGGCGGCGTGACTACCAATTTCTCAACAGAATTAATATGGACCCCAGATTCAAAATTTCTTGACCCCGCGAAGGGGCCACTACCAAAAAGCCCAAATAATAATAACGGTTTACAGGATCTTGACACAAACCCTGGCTACTATTGGTGTACCAAATACGCCACGTTTGTTGATATTATCAACACAGCACTAACAACATCCTACAATGCTTTCAACGCCGCACACCCTGGCATTCATAATTCGGCGGTTTACGTCCAATATGATGAGGTGACTGGTTTGTTTGGTCTAGTTGCTGAAGCATCTTATGCTACAGCAGCCAACCCAGCCGGTGTGTTTTTTGATGCACTGCTCTACAGATACATAGACACGGTTGATGGTGATTTTTTTGGGTTCGATCAGCCCGGCGGCAAAGACTATCAAATTACATTTAAAATAAAACCCGGGCAACAGAACGCATGGTCTTTTAGCAACCATTATGCGGGTGTTGTGCCAAACGTACAGACAGACCCCCCTGACTATATTATAATGCAGCAGGAAACCGATTCACGCTATCTCTGGTCTAACATAAAAAAGATACAAATCGCAACAAACAGTATCAGTGTTAGAGAAGAATATATGCCGTATGGGTCGTTTCCCCAACAATTTACAAACCAGAATTTTGCTAATTTTAATCAGGCACGAAAATCTATTCTTTCGAATGTAGATTACAACTATGGAGCCCCAAATCCCACAGTCCAGTCTAGTCTTGCTCGAGATATATACTACGACCCCAAATTTTATAAATATATTGACCTACTGTCGGACGACCCTCTTACGAATATCAACCTAGAAATGTTCTATGTGACAGAAGACGGCAGAACCCTCACGCTGAACCTACCAAGCAAAGCAGCCGCCGAGATTTCTCTTGTTTTTAGGCGCAAAACATAAATCAAATTAATTTGTATTAATTTGTATTAATTTGTATGAATTGAATTTAAAAAAAAAAAGATTTAAATAATTATAAAAAATGTCAAATTTTGGAATTCATAATAAAACCCAACAGTTACAAACAGATCATGAACATATATACTATAACATACGCATAGATAACCCACAGAACGCCACCACGAATGAGCCGACAGCACGAGCGGTGTATAATAAACAGACTAGGGGTATTCTCCCAAAACAGTCAGACTACGAGATGGCTGTAGAGGCGTTCAACATCAGAGCCGAAATGCCTATTTTTGTGTGTCCTATTGTTGGTGGGACTAACACGATTCGTGACCTGACACCCTACAAAATCAACTATAGATATCAAAATTCTGGAACGGGTGTTACAACAGACTATAAAGAGGATTTGTTATTTATCCCTGATGCCTATGCATCAGGATCACCAGCCCGTCCATTTCCAAAATCGCCGAATGAAAATAATGGTCTACAAGATTTCAACACAAACCCAACATACTATAATGTTAATTCAATTCGGCGTGTAGTTCAGATGTTTAATGATGCGTCGCTACGGTGCTTTAACAGACTAAACGCTGACCACCCTGGCGTGTTCCCGTCCCAAGCCTATCTACGGTTCGATACAGTGACAAAACTATTCAGTATTGTAGCCCCATATTCATATTTAGGCAGTGGAGCGTTTGAAAAAATTTTCATTAGCGTGGACGCTCTTTTTTATAAATATATAGACAGTATCCCTGCGATTTTTAACGGCTACGATCTTGCTGGGAGGGATTATGAAATAGAAATAGTCCAAAAACTGGGCGGAGACGCTGCTTGGGCTCTAGGAAACCATTATGCGGGGGCAGTTCCAGTACCGCAGACACAGCCACCAGCATATCTAATTATGGAACAGGAGGATTGTAGCCGACATCTCTGGTCTAATATAAAACAAATATTAATCACCTCTGCATCAATCGCGGTTAGGTCTGAATATATGCCGTTCAGGCAGACACCAGATGCGTTCGTACAACGGGAAGCAAACGCATTCAACCAAGAAACACAATCGGTTGTTTGTTATGTAGATTACGGATACGGAACACCGACCGAGATGCCTATTCAAACAACCGTGCATAGAGATATTGTTTATTCTCCCAGATACTACAAATATACAGATTTGGTTTCAAATGACCCACTGAAAAATATTAATATAGAAATGTTCTACGTATTAGCGGATGGTCGTGCTCTTCCTATTCGTATCCCATCAGATGGTTCAGCAACCCTGAATCTTATGTTCCGACGTAAGAACTAACATTTTTCTTTGTATTTATTCAATTTTTGTTATTTTATATGTATTAAATTAAAAATATATTTAAAAAAATAAAAAGATTTGTTAATATACAAAATGAGTTCCACTAATTCTGACCGCCCCGTTAAAACGTTTAATATGATTGATCCTAGATTGGAATCGCTCGAACCATCCCAGCGTGAGATGGAATGGTCTATCTTTAAGGGCTGCGAAGGCCAGAATTCCGTCACCCAACAGGCTAACAGTTATTCCACTGCTGGAATCGTCTGGAATTTCAATTCCCAATCAGAAAACGTTCTTATTGACCGCCGTATGTACGCCCGAGCCCAATTTCAGATAACATTCGTTGGTACGGCCCCTCTTGGCCAACCGCTCCTAGCAACAGAATCGGATGCCCTCCGTTGTCTGCCTCTAGCGGCCGTCACACAGTCGTTGAAGGTAACTATCAATGGTAGTTCGGTTGAATCCCAGTATTCGGACGCACTAACTGGTCTCCTCCGTTACGGTCTTGATGATCAGGTCCGCGAGGTTGATCTTTCCATGAGCCCCTCTTCGCAGGATAAATACCAGCGATATGCTGATGGTGTCGGCTCGGTCCGCAACCCTCTCTCGAACTACCAGAACAGCGGCAAAGACACTGGTCGCGGTTCTTTCCAGTTTGACAGTATTATTAACCCAGTTTCGCCAGACGCAGCAGTTACCCCCATTACCGCCGTTGTTCTCTTTACTGTTACGGAGCCTCTTCTTATCTCACCCATGCTTTACAAATCTACCGATCTTCAGGCAGGTCTTATTGGCGTCAAGAATCTCGGCGTTCAGTATAATTTCGCATCGGGCCAGTTGGCTCGTCTCTGGTCTCGCGCACCGTCTGGCGGGGTTACTATTACCAGTATTACCCCAGCCATCGGTGCTGGTACTACTGCACCCCCATCTCTGCTCGTTAACTACCTGACGCCCCCTCTTTCGTCCCAGGGCTCGATCCCACGGCAGGTGAACTACCAGTATTACAAGACCGAGACGTTTGTGAATGACATGAATGTGCAACTAGCCCCACAGGCGTCCCAGACGTTCAACAACAACGCCATCCAGTTGTCTACTGTCCCAAAATGCATCTACATCTGGGCTTCACGCCAGAACAGCACCAAAACCCACCTCACAACCGACACATTCTTCCGTATCAACAACCTCTCGCTTAACTACCTCAATGTTTCTGGCCAGTTCAGTTCAATGACCCTTCAGGATCTCTACCAGATGTGCGTCAAGAACGGCTGTAATCTCTCCTGGTTAGAATGGTCTGGCCGAACGATGACTATTGGAGATAGCCGAACTGGTATCGGTTCGTCGGACGGTATGGTTGGATCTGTTATCAAACTAGATGTTTCTGATCTCCATATCCCATCAAACGTGGCTAGTGGTATGAACGTAAACAGCCAATTGTCATACAGTGTGAATGTTGAGAATGTTAACCGCACTGATACCATAGGCGTCCAACTGACGACAGTGTGTGTCTATGACGGCATGATGACAATTCAGAACGGCTCCATGAGTACGCAGGTTGGGATTATCTCGGAAGCAGATGTTGTGGAGACTAGGGCCGATTCCAGTAATTTTATGCCATATTCACAAGCACAGTCGCTCTCTGGTGGTGGTAACATGTTTTCCAGCATGGGCCATCTATTCCGTACGGCCAAGAGGGGGCTAGATGAAGCATGTAGGCTCAAAAGCCAACTCGGCGGCGAACTACAGTTGCGTCAGGGTGGGGCTATGATGAGCCGTGCTGATTTGAAATCAAAGATGTTCCAGTAGATAAAAATAAATTATTAATAGGGAATTTTTTCAAAATTTCCGCTTTAATTATATGTCGTTTTGTTTTGTAGTGTAAATTTAAATTATAAGAATTAGAATAAGATTTTTGACAATAGGCACAAAAATACAATTTACATTCTTTTATTTCGTCTCTTTTTCGTTTATTTATTTGATATTTATTCATTTATATTATATAGATATAATTCTCTATATATTATTAAAATATACAACTATTTTCAATTTCTGACAGAAAATCGTAGGTCTGTTGTGTCTGTTTGTGTTTAGGTGTATTATTATGTTTTTCTAGTTTTGCTTTTGCTGAAAAAGCATAATCACAGCATTCGCAATAAAATCGTTTCGTTTCTTTATTTCTTTGTGTTAGATCTCGTGTTGCTAGTTTAATTCTTTCTCTTTTTTGTTCTATGGTTTCAACCGCATTTATATGATTTAGTAGTACCCCAATACCACCATGTATGTCTATGTAGTGTTGTTCATAATTACGTAATTCGTGATTTTCACAATCAACACAATCTAGTGTAACCATATACCAATTGTCATAACCGCCATTCTCTCTAATAAATTTATAGACTGGAAAATTAGACCGTCCATTATTAGGCTTATGACAATCTGATCTATGTTTTCTATTTCTGGTATGTAAATCCCAACAAGACCCTATATATCTTTCTTGGATAGTTGGGTTCACACACGTCAGTCGGTAGATATACCCAGTTTTAGACATTTTGTTAAAAAATATATTTATATTAATATAATTTCAATTTTAAAAATTAATTATTATTATAAATATAA